GCGAACGCAAGATGGCTTTCGGTGCAGCCCTTGATTGGGGTAAGGAACAAGAACCTAATGCCTTCCATACATTCAGTAAGGTTGACTTTAACGAGTGGACTTACTATGGTGGAGAGAACTATGTGTTCATTCCCTACCTTGATAACAGTGGTTATAGTCCTGACGGATTAAGTGCAGATGCTATACTTGAAATCAAATGTCCATTTAATTCGGGTATACATTTAAAGAACTTCAATATCTACGATGCAGGTAGTTTAAAAGACATCCATCCTGAATACTATTGGCAGATGCAGTTAGGTATGTTGGCAACCAATTTAGACAAGGGTTACTTTGTTAGTTACGACCCAAGAATGCCACAACAGAAACAATTGCACGTTGCAGAGATAGAACGTCACGATGTTGAGTTTGAGGTAACTGAAAAGTTATCTATTGCTCACGATTTTTTGAAATTAATTTTGCAATAAAGAAAAAATAATTATATTTGTGATATGGAAACACCAGTAATATTTTTACCGATAGCGATTATTCTTGGGATAATGGTTTTAGCAATCTATGAAATTGGCAAGTATTATTTTAAGAAATTGAGCCAATATATTAAAGATGCTACTTTAAAGTAAAAGCACTATATTTGTAGTGTAAACAACAACGAAGGTCAGGTCGTTAAGTTTAAAAGATATTTGCCCGTATGGGTATGAAGGCTGACCACTTCATACTTGTGCGGGTTTTTTTATGGCTAAAGATAAGAAATCATTTATTATGTACGCTGACCAACAAGGCGTATTCAAACAACTACCTGACGATGTTGCTGGTAGATTGATTAAACACATTTTCTCTTATGTGAATGATGAAAACCCTATGACTGACGAGTTAATTATTAACGTTGCTTTTGAACCAATTAAGCAATCACTAAAGCGTGATTTAAAGAGATGGGAAGATTACATTGAAAAACAATCACTTAACGGTAAAAAAGGAGGTAGACCACCTAAAGCCAAAGAAACCCAAAAAACCCAAGCCTTTTTAGAAAAACCCAAAAAAGCTGATAGTGTAAATGTAAGTGTTAGTGATAATGTAAATGATAATGTAAATATATTATTTGAAGAGGTTTGGTCTGCTTATGGTAGAGTAGGTAACAAGAAGACGAGTAAAGATAAATGGAAGACTTTAAAACCAAAAGAACGTGAGGAGATACAGAAGCACATACCACGTTATATTAACAACCATAAGAGCAACGACAAGTTAAACTTCGTTCCACACTTTACAACCTACCTTAACCAACGAAGATGGGAAGACGAGTTGCCGTACCAAGAAATTAAGAATACATTTGAACTGAAAAATTTAGCAACATTAGATGATGATTGAACAGAACTTATTATCAGCAATACTATCAAGCGACTATGCCAAGACGTTCCTACCTAAACTCAATCCTGATTGGTTTACTGGATGGCACAAAGGTTTAGTCAGAACGATGCAAGATATGTATCAGCACAATGAGCCTATCGCACTGCACACCGTTTATAATTACCATAAGGATAGAGCAAAGGACATCGGCTTTTTGATTAATGCCTACGTTACCGACAAGACGATTAACAATGACATACTTGCACTTGAGATTAATTACAAGCATAAGCAGTTATTAAATCAGCTCGGACAAATTGGAACGGATTGGGAGTTACCCAAGATACAAACGTTTTTAGAACAGATAAACCACGACTCAAGGATTACACTTTCAAACGAGGTGCAGTCAATTAGTGAGGTAATGGGAAAGAAGATTGATGAGATTGAGGAACGATTGAAGTCAGGAAACAAAATGAAGGGCTTACAAACTGGTTGGAGAACACTGGACAAGTATCTTGGTGGATGGAATAAAGGAAACCTTGTGGTAGTAGGTGGTAGACCTGGTATGGGTAAAAGTGCATTGGGGTTAAACATTTGTAGAGATGGTATGCAGTTTAACAAGTATCTATTCGTATCAGTTGAGATGAGTGCAGACGAATTAGCTGAACGTATGTTAGCCGATATGACCAATATTGAAAATAGTAAAATAAGAAATGCCAATGTGAATGAGATTGATTTGAGGAGAATGGTTGACTCTTTAAACGATGCAGACTTTGACATCATTGATACAAAGGATAACAACATCTACAACATTATTTCCTTAATTAAAATACACCGTGCGAAGTTTGGTTTGGACGTGGTTGTAATAGACTATCTTCAGAAGTTAAACGCTGGTGGTAAAGATGCAAGGTCAAACGTTAGCAACGCAAGTACTGCTTTAAAAAACCTTGCGAGGGAATTAGGAATTACGGTTATCGCATTAGCACAATTAAATAGGGATGGCAAAAACGCAAGACCTGAACTAACCGAGTTAAAGGAAAGCGGACAAATTGAGCAAGATGCAGACTGTGTACTATTTCCTTTTAGACCAAGTTACTATGAGGACATTAAACCCGAGATTGAAGATGCCGTTGTCATAATTGCAAAAAACAGACACGGTAGGTTATGTGACATCCCTTGCACTTTTGAGGGAAAATTTACAAGATATAGAGAATCATTATGAGAGTTTTAGTTGCTTGTGAATATAGTGGTGCAGTAAGAGATGAGTTTATAAAACTTGGACACGATGCAATGAGTTGTGATTTATTGCCTACCGATGTACCTGGACCACATTATGAAGGTGATGTGTTTGATATTATTGATGACGGTTGGGATATTATGATTGCTTTTCCACCGTGTACGCATTTGGCTTTAAGTGGGGCTGCTTGGTTTGAGCAAAAACGCAAAGACGGTAGACAAGAAGAAGCAATTGATTTTGTTAAGAAATTAATGTCAGCACCGATTGACAAGATAGCAATCGAGAACCCATTGGGAGTCATACCTAACTACATAAGACCTTATGACCAAATCATTCAGCCTTATATGTTTGGGGATGCTTTTCAGAAATCCACTTGTTTATGGTTAAAAAATTTACCACTTTTGAAATCTACTAACATAGTAAGCAAAGGAGAATTTTATGAATGGGTAGATAAAAAAACAGGTAAAAAGAAACGTCAACCTTTATGGTTTTACGAAGCACTAAATAAAGGAGCTGACCGTTGGAAAATTAGAAGTCAAACATTTCCTGGAATAGCCAAAGCAATGGCTGACCAATGGAGCAAACCAGGATTAATACAAGGAAAATTATTATGAATTACGAATACGAATACATTGTGCTAAAGGCACAACACACAAAATTAAAAAACAGAAGCAGTGCTAAAATATCCGCTTTAGAGAATGAAATCAAACGCTTAAGAAATCAGATTGCAAAACCCTTTAAACCAAAGATGAGCAATGCAACTATGCAAGAGGTGTTAGATGCCGTATGCCACGCAACTGGTATACTACCTGATGAGATTATCTCCAAGTGTAGGAAGATTGAATATGTAAGAGCAAGGCATCTATTTTGTTATGTTTGTGCAAGACATTTGAGATTACCACTAACCAAGATAGGGTTGTTCATTGAACGAGACCACTCATCGGTAATCCACTCACGTCAGCAGTACCAAGATTTTCTTGATATGGGTTATCAGCCCGAAGTCAGTTATTATAACCATACCATTGAGTCACTACATCTTAACCTTGTATAAAGGCGTTCTGCGAAGTGATATCATCTTGTACGATGAAAAGCAAGTCATCTACTATGCAAAGAAATACATTAAAGATGGATGGCAAGTGTACTCAATCGACTACAAACCAAAAGTTCACATAACCTATGAACAACTTGTTAATAACTAACAGAATAAAGCAACAAACTTTGTTATATCAAAAAGGCGGATATCATAAACGAGTTATCCCAAGCACAATGGTTACGAGATTTTACTGTCAAGATAGCCAAAGAACTTGCATCGGATTTATACCAAGAGTTGTTTCTTATACTTTGTGAGAAGGATGACAAGTGGATTGAGGACAAATACACAAGTGGATATTGGGAAGGCATTGTTATCAGAATATGTTTAAATCAATTCTACGGTAAGCGTACAAACTTTGATAAACTCTACAAGCAACCTATTGGGATGTACGACACCGATGAGATACAGATTGAGAGTGAGCAAGAAACCAATTACAAGGAGTACTTCTATAAATCACTTGAAGCAATACTTAAAAACACTGAATGGTACGAAGCGAGGATTTTTGAACTTTACTCTAATGGGGATAAGGATAAAGGGATAAAACCTCGCAGTGCCAGGAGCATTAGCAGAATCACTGGTATCTCAAGGCAAGAGATATTGAGAGTAATCAAAGAGATAAAACAAAAAGCAAATGAACACTTTAATACAAATTATCGGCATCTCGTCATTGGCACTGATATTCGTACGTGAATGGGGATATAAATTCATCAAACCTTTTTCGTGTGAACTATGTCTATCATTTTGGATGTCGTTACTATGGTGGCACTCAATTGAGGGTATACTATATGCAGGGGCATCAGCAATTATCGCAACAATTTTAAATCGTTATATATGACAAAAGAAGAAATTATGTACATCCTTGAGGTTATTAAGCCTTACTTCGAGAGATTCAAAAAAGAGCAGGTGTTAAGAATGACACCCAATGACAACGTTACATTCAGAGAGATTTACTTAAAAGAGATGGGTAAGCCATTACCAACTTGCTCAACTTGTGTAGTAGATGGAATGCTGTCGATGATTATCAGAGCAGAACAACAAGTTAAAGAGTTGGCAACGATAGCTGACGATGAGCAACCAGTAGCAAAACCAAAACGTAAACGCAAGAGTGAATAGTTTCAACGGCAAATGGGATGACCAAACCTGCTTTAATTGGGAGATGTCACACGGCATAAACCTGGAGTCAGTTCAGTTTGAGAATATGTATAAGAACACTGCCGATACTATCAATAAACTAATCTCATTTGAGACCGTTTCAGATTTAGGTGGTGGTGTGGGTGCTTATTCACGAGCATTGAAACGACTTGGCAAAACCGTCAATTACTATGATGCCAATTCACATCACCTTTACTATGCTCAAGGTTACAACGTTGCCCACAAATATACACTTGGTGACTTCTCAACTAAACCGATAGAAGCAGACCTTGTTGTTTGCATAGAAGTGATGGAACATATGACCGATGACTCTATTAAAAGAACACTTGACAACTGCAACTGTAACTACTTCCACTTCAGCTCAACACCTCACACTAATAAAATGGATGAAGATTGGGGGCATATAAACATCAAGCAAGAGAATGAGTGGATAGAACTATTCAAGCAACACGGCTTCAACTTAAAGAGCAAAGTATCTGTACCTACCCAATGGTCACTATTGTATGAAAAAGCACGTTAAGAAATATCTTGATTACTTCGGTTATGATGAAACATCCTGGATACCTTGTGAGTGGTGTGGTAAAACTTCTGTTGATATACATCACCTAACTGCACGTTCACGAGGTGGTAAAGATATAATTGAAAATCTTGCAGCGTTATGCAGAGATTGTCATCACGAGGTACACTTTGGCACTAAAATTAAGAATGAAGAATTAAGAGAAAAACATTTATCAAATCTGTGAGAAATCTGTGAATATCTATGGCAAACCAAGAGAACTTAAAACCATTTAAAAAAGGTGAAGATGAGAGAAGATGGATGGAGGGCAGACCTAAAAAGTTCACCACTCTAATGAAGGAGGAAGGCTATAAGTTGAGCGAGGTCAATGATAGTATCCAAGCAATTATGGCAATGGATGAGAAGACGATTAAAGACGTTCTCAAAAACGAGGAAGCGACTATGCTTGAAAAAACAGTTGCAAGGGCTATCATTAAGAGTTACGAAAAAGGCTCACTCTATTCGATGGACACTTTATTATCTCGTGTATTCGGAAAGCCAAAGGAGACGGTAGATGCAACGGTTGAGGCAAAGGTTGTTAATGTTACTTTAAATTTAGACTAATGATTTTACACGGGGATTGCTTAGAGCAAAGCGAACAGATACAAAGCGGTTCAGTTGATTTGATATTGACTGACCCTCCGTATGGGAATATGAAAGGAATTAATGAAACCTTTGCAGGTTATGGACGGAAAAACGATGACGGGCATTTGTGGGATAATGCTATTGACCCTAAAGACATTTTCAGCATTGCAAACCGCATTCTCAGAAAGAACGGCAAACTAATTCTATTCAGTCAAGAACCTTACACATCGCAACTAATTACAAACGCAATTCCTAACGTTCCGTTCAGTTATCGGATGATATGGGAAAAAGACAATTTTGCAAATGCTCTACTATCAAAGAAAGCACCCGTTTCATACTTTGAGGATATTTTGGTTTTTAGCAAGACTCATACAAAGCATGACTTTGAAGGGCTGCATCCGTTAAGAGAATACTTTAAGCAAGTGATGGATTTTATAGGGTTGAACAAAAAAACAATTATTGAAATCATAGGGCAAAAGGCTGACCATGTTTTAAGAGTTGATTCAACGCAATTTAGCCTATGCACAGAACCAACATATAACGAATTAATAGAGCATTTCAACATTGACAAAATGCAAGGCTTTAAGAACTTTGCAGAACTTAAGCCAATAGACAAAGAATACAGAACAGAACTAATAGAAAGAATGACAAGAGAAGCACCTCATACATTCAACCTATGGGAAGGTAAGAAATACAAGAGCAACGTACTCAAATATAAAAAGGACTACAACGGCTATCACCCAACACAGAAACCTATTTCACTACTTGAGGACTTAATTAAGACTTATAGCAATGAAACAGATTTAGTTGTAGATTTGACTTGTGGAAGTGGAAGCACGGCAGTTGCAGCGATAAACACAAAGAGAAGATACATAGCAATAGAGAAAGAACTAAAATACTACGAGATTGCAAAGGACAGAGTTAATAGGGCAAATTCAGAGATAAAACTATTTTAATATGAAAACGTGCAAAGGTGGTGAACGTAACTTTGAACTTGGATTAGTAAGGATATAGGTTGACATTTAAAAGGAAATAGTAAGGCTATAATATGACAAAACATACGGAGGTAACAAATGCCAGATATAACAATGTGTGAGGGTAAAGGATGCCCAATTAAAAATCACTGCTATCGACATCTATCAAAGCCATCTGAATTTAGGCAAACGTATTTTGAAGAGAGTCCCTTTGATGGTGAGAGATGTGAAATGTTTTGGGGTGAAAACGCTACTCAAGTTTATGAACAATTGAAAGAAATACTGAAGGTAAAAAATGAAAACTTGTAAGGGATGTAACCAAACTAAACCAACAACCGAATACTACAAGCACAATTCCAACAACGATGGCTTGAACGGTAAGTGTAAGGACTGCATAAAAGCATATAGCAAACGAGTATACGACAACGCAATGAATGACCCATTTCTGCGAAGGCAGATGGCAGATAAAATTAGAAACTATAACAAACGAGTAAAACAAAAAAGATGGAAGAAACAATCTATTTAGGAAATGCATGGGAAGACCAGTACGGTCTGAACATCACAATTAACATTGAGAAGTTTGAACAAGCAATTAGACTTGGACAACTTGAAAAAAACAAGTATGGCGATGTACGTTTGCGTGTACAACGTTTAAACTCACCAAACGAAAAGAGCAAAGCAACGCATTATGTTGCAGTGCCAAAGCCAAAAAACGACTTACCCTTCTAATGAAGATTCTCTCTCTCTTTGACGGAATGAATGGGGTGTCCTTCCATAGGTTGTACACTCCACTCGCCCGACTTCAAGTTGACTATGGCATCCAAGTTGACGTATCACAAAAAGCCAAAGAATGGGCTGACCTTGAGTTTGAGAAGTACGATGTGGTTGTTTTCAATCGTTGGCTAGGTGGTTTGCAATATAACATCTTACCGATACTTGCTAAAAAGAAGATTCCCTTTGTGGTTGATGTCGATGACTATTGGGTTGTCCCAAAGTACAATCCTGCACACAAGTTCTATCGTGCTTACATTAAAAATGCCGTGAAGGACGCAATGTATTATGCAGATGCAGTTATGACAACTACACCACAGTTAGCAGGTCAAGTCAAAGAGTATAACGAGAACGTTCATATCATACCCAATGCGTTAGACCTTAACCAAAGCCAATGGAAAGCAGAGAAAGAGCATCCCTTCACATTGGGGTGGGTAGGTGGTTTATCTCACGTTGAAGACCTTAAACTATTGAGCGAACAAATAGTACCAATATGTGAGAAGTACAATGCGAGATTTTTGATGTGTGGTTATCACAACGGAGCGGAAGAGTGGGTTGCAATGGAGAAGGCAATCACTGGCACTACTCCTGATAAAAGGCCTGATTGGTTTGATGTAAGACAAGGCACACGAGCTGATAGATATGGTGAGTATTATTCAGAGATTGACATTGCACTTGCACCACTTACACGAACTAACTTCAACCGACACAAGAGTGAACTAAAAATCGTTGAGGCAGCTGCATACAAGTTACCGATATTTGTTTCCAACGTTGAACCATATACAAATCACAGAAATAATTTAGGTTGCTTTTTTGTCAATAATAATGATTGGTCAGAGATAGGCAAGTTGATTGAATCAGGTAAGTCAAAGCAGATAGGTGAGATTAACTACAACTATTGCAAAGAACACCACGATATTAAACAGATAAACGAAAAGAGATTAGCAGTACTTGAGAGTGTATGCAAATAACAAACGAGGACAATATGAAATTAATGGCGAGGTATGAGGATAATCATTTTGACCTTGCTATTGTAGACCCACCTTATGGGATTGGTGTTGCTAAACAAAACAATACAAAACGTGGTAAACTTGGTAGCCATTATAAACAAAAAGACTGGGATAATCAAAGACCATCTAAAGAATACTTTGATGAATTGCAACGAATAAGTAAAAATCAAATTGTTTGGGGTGGCAATTATTTTGCTGATTTATTAAACCCTTCTTCTTGTTGGCTGGTTTGGAATAAAAAAACCGTTGGAAATACAGCAGATTGTGAATTGGCTTGGACTAATTTTAAAACAGCAGTAAGAAGGTTTGACTTTATGTGGGAAGGTTTTTGGCAAGAAGATATGAAAAACAAAGAAAAAAGAATACACCCAACACAAAAACCCGTTGCACTTTATAAGTGGCTTCTAAAGAACTACGCAAATGAAGGCGATAAAATACTTGACACACATTTAGGTAGTGGTTCAATCGCTATTGCGTGTCATGACTTAGGGTTTGATTTAACTGCTTGTGAACTTGACACGGATTACTACAACGCTGCAATGAAACGATTAACTGACCATCAAAAGCAACTAACACTTTTGTAATGCAAATAAACTACAAGAGACCATATTTGACAAGTTACCAAAAAGCCATCCTTGATAGTCCTGCACGTTACACGATAACGGCAGCGAGTACAAAGACTGGTAAAACGGCAAGTCATATTATTTGGTTGTTTGAGCAGAGTTTAAAACTAAAAGAGAATCAATCGGTATGGTGGGTAGCACCAGTATACCAACAAGCAGAGATAGCATTCAGACGAATGAAATCACAAGTCAGTGAGAAGGGTTTCTTTCAATCCAATGAGAGCAAGTTAGTATTAACCACTCCTATGGGTTCACGAATAGAGTTTAAGAGTGCAGAGAAGCCTGACAACCTTTATGGTGAGGATGTGTACGCTGCCGTCTTTGATGAGGCATCACGTTCACGAGAAGATAGTTGGTTTGCTCTACGGTCAACCTTAACCGCAACCCAAGCCAAGTGTAAATTAATAGGAAACGTCAAAGGTAAAAAGAATTGGTTTTACAAATTAGGTGAAAGGGCAAAGTCAGGTGAGGCTAATTTTGAGTACTTCAAAATCACTGCTTATGACGCTGCTAAAGAAGGCATCATTGAACTTGAGGAAATTGAACAAGCCAAACGAGATTTGCCTGACTATGTGTTTAAAGAACTATATTTAGCAGAACCAGCTGACGATAATAGTAACCCTTTTGGACATACCAACATAGACAACTGCATAACTCCGATAAGTGGTGTACCTATTTGCTATGGGATAGACCTTGCCAAGTATACGGACTGGACAGTGATAATAGGTTTAAATCAAGACGGCAATGTAGCATACTTTGAACGCTTTCAAAAAGATTGGAGTCAGACTATGTCCCATATTGTTAAAATAATTGGGACGACACCTGCATTCATTGACTCAACTGGTGTTGGAGACCCTATCGTTGAGCAACTACAACGAGAGCATCCACGAGTGAAGGGTTTTAAGTTCACTTCACAATCAAAGCAACAACTCATTGAAGGGTTAGTGATGGCAGTACAAGGTGGCAACATAGGATTCCCTGATGGTGCTATTGCCGATGAGATGAGGAACTTTGAATTTGAATACTCACGAACTGGAGTGCGATATACTGCACCACAAGGACTGCACGACGATTGTGTTTGTTCTTTGGCTCTTGCTTGGGATTGCAAACAACACAACAAACCTGGACTATTTTACTATGCCTAAATACACGATAGAATTTCACCACGACGAGGAAGAAGAGTTTCAAATTTGCATCAAATCAATGGACTATTGGAATGCCTTGTTTGACCTTGACCAATGGTTGAGGAATAAGCTGAAGTATCAGGAGATTAATGAAGAGCAGTACAAAGCATTTGAGGAGTGTAGAGAAGAACTCTATCGAAAGTTAAAAGAATATAACATAAATTTGTAGCAATGAGTTGGAAAGACATCACCATCAGAAAAGTTCAAGCCATCCAAGAGATTGACGACACCTTTAACCCGATTGAACGAATAGCGTATACGATTGCCATTATTGAAGGAATACCTTATGAGGAAGTAGGGCAGTGGACAATGGAGAAGTTAAAAGCGTATGACTTGAGTTGGCTATCTGAAATACCAAAGTCAAAGTTTGCCTTCTCATTCAGATTTAAAAAGAGGTACTTCAGATTAATCACCAACGCTAAAGAAATAAAAGCACATCACTTTATTGAGTTGCAAGAGGTAACCAAAGGAGATATAATAGAGAACCTTCATAAGATAATTGCGATACTTTCTTATCGGGTTAATTTTTGGGGTAAGCGTATAGAGGATGACTACCAGTGGAAAGAGGAGAACTTCCTTGACTTGCCAGTTACGGACGTACACAATTATGCTCTTTTTTTTTCGGCAGTTTATCCCAAGTTGTTGGACGCTACCCTCGATTATTTGACGGAGGTGAGGAAGGAAGTGGAGACTCATTTGGATGGCTCTCTCTCATCGACAGACTCGCAGGTGGCAA